TTAGCCCTTTTATTAATAACTATCATGGTTATATTTAACGCTATAATAAGACTACTAGACGTACTCCCTTTATAGCGTTTTTTTAACCCCCCCCAAAGAGAATCGGGGGGTAAAAAAAAGATTCTAAAACATCTAAAAAATCAAAAAAAATGAGAAGAAGAAAAAAGTACAACCACAGAGGTTACAAAAAGTCAAGCTATCGCAAAAATCGAAGCTACAAAAAAAGGTACAAAAAACAATCAGTATTCCCATCAAGGGGAGGAATAAGATTATAAACATGCAATGTTTCTCATCAGTATGGAACGGCTTTATGAACGTAGATTGTGGGAGATGCTATGCATGCCTACAACGTAAACGATCAGAGTGGACATTCAGACTATTAGAAGAACAAAAAGATAGCTTATTCGGAAACTTCGTAACCCTAACCTATAATGACAAAGCAATAAAGTATGGAGATACAGCAACATTATATAAAAAGGACGTACAAGACTACATTAAGCGAGTAAGAAAAAAGAACAAATACAAAATTAAGTACTACATGGTAGGTGAATACGGAACAAAAACAAATAGACCGCACTATCATGGTATAATATTCAACGGAGAAGAAAAACTACTTCGAGAAAAATGGGAACAAAACGGTCACGTGCATATAGGAAAAGTAAACCAGTCAAGTATACATTATGTAACGAAATACATGGTAAATAGAACTAAACCACAAGACGGAAGAGAAAAAGAATTCTCTTTAATGTCAAACGGAATAGGACTGGGATATATAAAAAGAAACAAAAAATACCACGTAGACAACGACATCTTACACCTTACTTTCAAAGGTGGTTTAAAAAATAAATTATTTAGGTATTATAAACAAAAAATCTGGACAAATGAACTTCAAATTAAAAGATTGGCTACAATTAATAGTGACAATATTGAGCGCTATTATAGCAACCTTGCCAAAGAGGAACAAGAAAACGTAAATTTCTTTAAAGAATTAACAAACAAAAGAAATAATAGAACAAAAAAAATGTTACAAACATCAAAATCACAGTAAAATGAGTATATTTAAACAAAATCAAAGAGTAAAATTAAAACGAAACGCATTCGACTTATCACATGAAAAAAAGTTATCTTTCAAAATGGGGCAACTTATCCCTATAATGTGTACGGATGTACTGCCCGGGGATACATTCAACGGAAGTACCGAAAGCATGATAAGGTTCGCCCCAATGATTGCACCCATTATGCAGAGAGTAGACACATTCATTCATTATTTCTACATTCCTAACCGGCTATTATGGGACGATTGGGAGAAATTCATAACTGGAGATGATAGCGTATCAGGAGCAGACATGGGTCTTGGCTTCTCATCAGTAGCAGAAGGAAGTATCATGGACTATTTAGGTATCGCACCGGATCCGGCATACTCATCAGGACAATGGTTAAACATTCTCCCAATGAAAGCTTACAACATGATCTGGAATGAATATTACCGCGATCAAAATCTGCAAACAGAAGAATCACTAACAAATCAAGACATACTACATAGAAACTGGGAAAAAGATTATTTCACATCATGTATGCCAGACGCACAAAAAGGAGATCCAGTCGCAGTAGATATAGATCTTGACTTAAAAAATGCAGAGACATCAGAGACAACTGGAGCAATGTCAGTAGTAGGAGGAAGAGTAAAAGTAGGAGCAAACTATTCAGAAATTGACACAATAGACACTGCAAGTTTCGAAATTAACGCACTTAGGACAGCAAACAGGTTACAACGTTGGTTGGAGAGATCACAAAGAGGAGGATCACGTTATGTAGAGCACCTATTAAATCACTTCGGAGTAGTAAGCCCAGACGCAAGGTTACAGCGCCCAGAATATATTGGAGGAGGTAAGACACCCACAACCATCAGCGAGGTACTGCAAACGTCACACACCGAAACTGGAGAGACACCGCAAGGAACTATGGCTGGACATGGACTATCAGTAGGAGTAACAAACAACTTTAGTAAATACTTCACAGAACATGGGTACATTATAGGCTTAATGTCAGTAATGCCAAGAGCAACATATATGAGCCAAGTAGAACGTATGTTTAGAAAAATAGACGTAACAGATTATTATTTCCCAGAATTCGCAAATTTAGGAGAGCAAGAAGTATTAAACAACGAGGTCCACGTAGATGCTATAAATCCGGAGGATACATTCGGCTACCAATCACGATACGCAGAATATAAATACAAACCATCAACAGTACATGGAGACTTTAGAGATAGTTTAGACTTCTGGCACTTAGGCAGAGATTTCACAAAAACTATCAATTTAAATTCATCATTCATAACATGTGACCCATCAGACAGAATATTCGCCGTTCAAGATGGAACAGATTACTTATGGGCACAGATATACAATAAAATAACAGCAATTAGGCCAATGCCTTATCACGTAACCCCACGACTATAATGAAAAAATCAATATCACATCATACGTATAAATACAACCCAGTAAAGAGCAAGGAAAAACTTGACAAAGAACATTTAACAGTTCCAAATCAGGTACATTCATTAAAAGAAATGCTAAACAGACATATGTCAGGACAGGAAATATACGGAATTCAAGTAGACTGGAACACAGACGGAGACGAAAACATAATTCCGGTGGACCAACAGCAAAACTTAGACCTGACAGATGTAGATAATGCACAACGAAACATTAACGAAATAAAACAAAAAATAAAAAAAGCAGAAGAACAAAAAAAGCTTAAACAAAAAGAAAAGCAAGAAAGTCACAAGAGTGACTTACCCGATAGCGAAATTGAGGAGATCAAAAAGGAGTAAAATGAGCGTACTATGAACGGAAGTAGTGGAACGGATGGAGTGAACGATAAGCGTATTTTACGATCAGGAGACGAACGAAATGAGGTCGAGAGAGCTCGAGAGACGGACGCGCGTCTCTGGAACAAAGTAAACTACTTAGTAGTTCGGCGTGTTATAAAAAAAATCACGCAAAAAACCACACAAAAATACCCCCCCATGAGTGGGGGGGTTTTAGGGGGGTTGAAAAGAGCACATATTAATTACTTGATATAATATGTGCTAAATGACACCCCAAAAGTCATTAAACACAAAAAAAACAAAAAAATATGTCAGCAGGATTATTAGGTGGAATATTAGACACCGCAGTAGGACAAAGTACATCATTCGCACAGCAAGGAATAGATGCACAATTAAACAAAAAGCAACGTGAGTGGATGGAAAGAAGAGAAGATCTACAATACTCACGAGGTTGGGATGTAATGGAATATCAAAATTTCTATAACTCCCCAGAACAACAAATGAACCGATTCAGACAGGCCGGTTTAAATCCGCACCTTATATTTGGAAAAGGAACGGCCGGAAATACACAGAGCACACCACAAATGGGTAACAGAGGTAAATACAATAATAAAGTTACACCAATGGCAAATCCATCACTATTTAACAATATCAATCAATTAAGAATAGGAGAGGAGCAAGTAAAAAACTTAAAGACACAACGAAAATTCATAGAGCAACAAACAAGTTTCAATAAACAAAAACAAGCCAATGCATTCTTAGACAGTCAGGAAAAATCATGGACCATATTTAAAAAAATGAATCAGGCCAGGTACTCAGGAGATTTCTACAAATCTCAAGCATCAAAAATGAAAGCATCAAGTATTAACGAACTGGCAAGAAAAGGAATTATAGACACACAAAAAATAATGAACGTAGCAAAAAGCGAACTATTAAAAAAACAAATACAATTCGCACCGTATCAAGGTAGTACAATGGGCATAATATTAAAAATGTTCGATGAATACATGGATAAAAAAAAATCGCTACCTTTGGAATTAAATTTATACAATGGAGCAAGCAAGTGAAAACAGCAAAACTAATAATTAAGTTAGCCCTTTTATTAATAACTATCATGGTTATATTTAACGCTATAATAAGACTACTAGACGTACTCCCTTTATAGCGTTTTTTTAACCCCCCCCAAAGAGAATCGGGGGGTAAAAAAAAGA